AATTGGCGGGGAGTGGATTCTCATTGTTGGTGCAATCATTATTGCGTCCCGCCTGATGCACGAACTGCAGATGCAGGCGCTTTTTGGAGGAAAGAAGAAGAATGACAAGGTGTGCTCGGTGTCACAGGGTCATTACAGATCCGGCGGCAATCGAAGTGGGGTACGGCGCGAAGTGTTACGTCAAGGAGTTCGGAAAACGGCTCCGAGCACCCGCAAAGCCCCGCAGAATCAGGACTGTCACACAGCCTAAAATCACCGCTGAGCGCCAGATTGTAGGGCAGCTCTCGGTGTGGGATATACTCGCCGCACACGAAAAAAAGCACTGACCAGAACGGCCAGCGCGCTACAAATGGATAGAGACCCACACGTTCCGTTGGCGCTTGATGCAGGAACATCAAGCCGGAAAATGCAGGTCTCCACCACACACAACCATATTGTAGCATAATCGGTTGATTTTTTCAACAGGTACGAAGCGGCGGTCAGGAGCATTCCTACTGCCGTTTTTCTATACAGAGAATCAGGAGGTACACATGGAAAAGGAAATTACTACCACCAATCAGACCACGGCGTTGGCAGATAGTCTGATTGTGGTGCAGCAGCTTCCTATCATCAAGGAGCAGCTGCACAGCATCAAAGCACAGGCTCAGGAGTCCGTCAAGGAGGCGCTTTCGCTGGCCTGCACGGAAGAAACCCTCAAAGTTGTCAAGGAGCGCCGGGCGGCGCTGAACCGTGACCGCAAGGATCTGGATGCCCGGCGCATGGCCGTGAAGAAGCAGATCATGCAGCCGTTTGAGGACTTCGACGAGGTTTACAAAGAATGCGTTACGGACGTGTACGGCCCGGCAGATGAAGCGCTGAAGGGCAAAATCACGGACGTAGAAGCCGGACTGAAAACCGACAAGGAAAAAAAGGTCAAGGATTACTTTGCTGAGATGGTCAAGGCCAGCGGCGTTGAGTGGGTCACCTATGAGGATGTCGGCGTTGCAGTCACGTTGACCGCAAGCCTGAAATCCTTGAAAGCCAAGGTCAAGGAGTATGTGGAAAAGGTTGCGGCTGACGTAGCCTGCATCAACGGCATGGAAAATGCCCCGGAGATCATGGCCGAGTATAAGCTGTGCGGAAGTTTGGCTGTTGCCATTAACAGCGTGAGCCAGCGCAAAGACCGTGTGGCCCGCGAGGAAGCTGAACGGAAACAACGTCTTGAAGCCCAGCTCCGTGCGCAGGAAGCCGAGTCGGCAGTGCTGGATGCGGTGGAGGAAGAGCTGGCCGCGCCGCAGGTCATGGGCACCGAGCCTCCGGTTATGGATGAGCAGGAGGTCAAAGAGACCCAGCAGGAGAGCAAGGAACAGGTCATGACCGCCAAGTTTGCTTTCATGGGCCGCACATTCCAGTGCCGCGGTACATTGACCCAGCTCCGGGAGCTGAAGTCTTTCGTAAATGAAAAAATCGACGAAATCCAGAAGCATATGGATTCCGTCGGCATTGAGAACGAGGAGGTAAGCGATAATGGCTAAAGCTATGCAGCCGCAGAAATTGCACTTCTCTCAGGCAATGCAGACCGAGAAATACAAAAACCTCATAAATAATACCCTAGGCGACCCGGTACGCGCGGCACGATTCGCTGCAAATATCACTTCTGCTGTGGCAGTTAACCCTACCTTGCAGGAGTGCGATGCGGGTACTATTTTGGCGGGTGCCCTTTTGGGCGAAAGCCTGCTCTTGCAGCCCTCCCCGCAGTTGGGCCAGTTCTACTTGGTGCCGTTCAAATCCAAAGCAAAACGTGACCGGCAGGGTAATGTGATTGAGCCGGCGTGTCTCAAGGCGCAATTCGTTTTGGGTTACAAGGGATACATCCAGTTGGCTCTGAGAACGGGCCAGTACAAGCGCCTGAATGTCCTGGAAATCAAATCCGGGGAACTGGGCGGTTGGGATCCCTTTGACGAGCGTTTCCATGAAATGCACTTCATCGAAGATTTTGAAAAGCGTGCAGCAATGCCGACTGTGGGCTATATTGCCCACTTTGAGTATATCAATGGCTTCGAGAAAACTCTGTACTGGACGGCAGACCAAATGATGTCTCATGCGGACAAGTACTCCCCGGCATTCAGCGCCGCCGCATATAAGAAGCTGCTGAATGGTGAAATCCCGCAGGAAGATATGTGGAAATATTCCAGCTTTTGGTACCGGGATTTTGACGGCATGGCAAAAAAGACCATGCTGCGCCAGCTGATTTCCAAATGGGGAATCATGACTGTTGAAATGACTACCGCTTATGAACGAGATGGTCGAGTGATGGTTCCCAACAGTGCGGATGACGGACTTCTGCCGGAGACGCCGGATTTCGCAGATGCCGGACAGAATGGACTCGGCGAGCAGAATCCGCCAAAAATCGAGCGGACGGCCAAGACTATGGATTTACCGGAGCCGGAAGCAGATGAAGTAAAAGCGGCTGTTGACTTGGCGGCACTCTGATGGTCAAGTACAACATTATCAGCACCGGAAGCGACGGAAACGCCACGATTTTGGAAGAGTTTGTTCTGATAGACTGCGGCGTTCCATATAAGGCGCTGGAGCCGTATGTGCCGAAGCTGAAGTTGGTCCTACTCACCCATATCCACAGCGACCACTTCCAAAAGCGCACCATCAAGCGGCTTGCCGAAGAACGGCCAACGCTGCGTTTTGGGTGTTGCCGCTGGCTGGCACCGCCGCTTCTGGCCGCAGGAGTACCGGAACGTCAGATTGATGTGCTAGAACCCCGGACAATGTACGGATACGGCTTGTGCAATGTGATTCCGTTCATGCTGACTCACAATGTACCGAACTGTGGGTACAAGGTACATTTTCCATCTGGCAAGGTGATCTATGCCACCGACACCAACAATTTGAACGGTGTGCAAGCGCTCGGATATGACCTCTATTTGATAGAAGCCAATTATCGAGACGAGGACATTCAGGCCAAAATCGCAGAGAAAAAGGCTGCTGGACAGTATGCCTACGAACTGCAGGTGCTCAGAAATCACCTGTCAGAAGCGAAATGCAATGACTTTTTGGCACGGAATATGAAAGCGAACAGCGTTTATATTCCGATGCACGTCCATGTGGACAAGGAGAACGCGCATGATTGTGACAGCGAAAATTGAGAAGCTGGAGAACGGAAAGCTCGTCCTGAAACCCGACGTAGACATCAGCCGGTTTGTGGCCCAGAAGCGCCCCCGGCGGGTAGAAGTCCGTCTGGATGATGGGCGAACCATTTCCGCAGACCAGCGCCGCAAGATTTTCGCTATTATCCGAGATATTTCTTTGTGGTCAGGGCAGGAGCCGGAAGAACTTCGGCTTTATCTGGAATGGGATTTCTGCTCCCGCTGCCTGCGGGAGTGGTTCTCCCTCTCGAATTGCGATATGACCACGGCCCGAGAGTTTATTACATACCTGATTCAGTTTTGCTTCCATTGGGGAGTGCCCACAAAGGACAGCCTGCTCACCCAGACGGATGATATTGGCAAGTACCTGTATCTTTGCCTTGAAAATCGCCGGTGTGCAATTTGCAACCAGCCTGCAGAGGTGCACCATGTTGACCGCGTGGGCATGGGTCGAGATAGAGAAGCTATCGTCCATGTCGGGCTGAACGCGATAGCTCTTTGTCGGCGGCACCATGAAGAGGCACACCGCAGAGAAAAAGCCCTGTTTGCTGATTACCATATCTATGGCATCAAGCTGGATCGGCATCTATGTAAAGTGCTTTCGCTCAATCAAAAACCGAAAGGGGAGGTGGAGCGTGGCGAATGATTACATAAAACTGTGGGTGAAGGATTACAGAGCATTGCTAGAACCGTTCAATGAAGCGGAACGGGGCCGAATTCTATGGGCTATGATGGATTACAAGGAAACTGGTTCAGAACCGAAGTTTCTGGGGAATGAGCGCTTTGTTTGGGCGGCAATAAAAGCCAAAATCGATGCTTCCAATGAAGCATACGAGCGTCAGGCCGCTGCCAATAGGGCAAACGGCGCCAGAGGTGGCAGGCCTCGCAAATCAAAAGAAACTCAGGAAAACCCAGAAAACCGAATGGGTTTTGAAGAATCCACAACTGAGGAAAACCCAGAAAAATCAACCGGCCCGCCTGATGACACCCCGGAAAGCTACTGGGTCTGGGCTGGATGCGACAGTATGCTTACGCCCTACATGGCAGCAGAATTTCGGGATTTGCGAGAAACCGGGGTGGAAGACGCTTTGGTGGTTGCTACGCTGGAAGAAGCGATGCGCCACCAAGCGAAGCACCCATGGTGCTATGCTAAGCGCCTGCTCGATCAGGCAGCAGCGCAGCATGTTACAACGTTTGCAGAGTGGGAAAAAACTCACATCAAAAATAAAGGAAATCGGGTTGACCGAGAAACGCCGAGCGGAAACAACATTCTAGGTCTTACTGACAGCCTTGGACGAATAAAGAGAAGACCGTTCAAAAAACAGGATGTTCCGCAGGGCAAAGGGGGCGATTCCAATGGGAAGTGATGTTCGCCATGTCCGGGGTGAAGCACAGAAGGAACTTGTAAAAAAGTTTGAAGTGTTTTCGAGCAATGGTCGGTCACGCTGGCAGGTCTGGAGCGATTGGATCACCGTGAGTGCTATTGCGGTGTCCAATGCGACAGATCAGAGCCACTTTGACGAACGCGAGAAGCAGTACTTATCAATCGCAGGAAAATACACGCGGCCGGAAATGGAAGCATTTACGGAAATGCTGGCCTTGTTGGTCGTGGCACTAGAGGACAACCCGGAACAGGACTTCCTTGGCGAGTTGTATATGTGCTTGGGGCTTGGAAACGACCATTCGGGACAATTCTTTACGCCATATCACATTTGCGAGTTCATGTCCGCTGTGACAACCCCGACAGAAGAATTCCAACAGAAAATCGGAGATAGGGGATGGGTTGCGGTCTGTGATCCGACCTGCGGCGCTGGGGCCTTGCTGGTGGCGTTCGCAAACGAATGCAGAAAGAAAGGCATCAATTATCAGACGAATGTGCTGTTTGTGGCGCAGGACATTGACTACATCGTGGGCATGATGTGCTATCTGCAAATGAGTCTGCTTGGAATGCCGGGGTATGTCGTCATCGGTGATACGCTTGCAAGCCCGTCTGTGTCTTATGACAAAAGGGGGCTGCTTCCAGTTGACAAAGGGAACGTCTGGTATACGCCGATGCTCAGGATCCCGGTTTGGCAATATCGAATCTTTATGGCGCAGATGGAACTGGTCACTCAACCGATAAGGAAAGAGCGTGTTGCAGATGCGCCAAAATCTGAACCACAAAAATCCCCTGAAGCCCCTAAAAAACTCGAGAAACCAAAGAACACGGAAAAGCCAAAAGCCGCTAAAAAGCCGCAAAGAGCGCCGGAACAGGAACCGGTGTTCTCCGAGGGCAAGGGTGGGCAACTTAGCTTTTTCTGATAGGAGGACAATATGGATTCCACCACACACACCACAACCACAGTTGAGTTCGTCGATTGGCGAGCTAAAGCAAAAGCAAAGCTGGAAGCTGAGGACAAGCTGTTCAAGGGCAGTCGTGCCGCAAAGAGCGTGCAGAGTTATGTTCTGCGGACACTGCTTGGCTTTGTAGACCAGGAGCCGCGGTTCGCAGAGGTCGTCTGCAACACGCAGCGCACGTTCTCCGAATGTTGCGCCGCTGTTGTCAACAACGCAGGCGAAGTTCTGTCCGACCTCGAAACCTACCGCCGCGCCGTGCAGTTTTACTTTCCGAATGCCGAGGTTTCGTTCAGCATGAACATCAAACTGACTGGCGCACCGCCTACGGAAGCTGAGATGCAGGCTCCGGCCACTGTCAAACCGGAAGATGCATCCCCCAATGTTCCGAAGCAGGCGGCACCAGCTCACACAACCAAGCCTGCGTCCAAAGCAGAAAAGAAAACGGATGCGAAAAAGCCGGCAAAAAAGAAGAAGGAAACGCCTGCGGAAGACGATATGCAGCTTTCCTTGGATGGGTGGCTCTGATGATTTTAGGATTCAAAGGATTCAAGCCGGGGCTGATTGCTACGCTCGGCGATGGCAGCTATCAGTACCAGCCGGGCGAAGTGAGCAAGACCGAAAAGGCAAAATGCGCCAATACGGGCTTCCATTACTGTCTGGATCCGCTGGACTGCCTTAACTGGTATGCTTGGGACGGGAAAAACGAGTTCTGGGCCATCGCAGCTGGCGGTGATATCGATGAGGATGACTACCGGACGCGGAGTAGCTGTACCGAAATTGTACCGCTTCGCAGGTTGAAAGAAGACGAGTTCCTTCTTATGCACGCAAATTATGTGTTTGAGCATCCGGCAGAAAAATTCGAAGATTGCTTCAAGAGACCGTTCCACATCGCGTATGGTCAGGGCAAGGAACTGGCTGGTGCACGTGGCGAGTGGCTCTGCTTCATCGTCCGGGAAGAAAACGAATTTGCTTGCATTGCTCAACAGGTCGATGGAGTGAAGGTTTTGCCCGGGAAAAAATACACGTCGGAGAGTTTGGAGGCGGCACACGATGAAAAAGGCTGAAGAATTGAAACTTTATGCGCCTGAGCCGAAGCGGCCAGAGTTGGATGCGGTGCTGTGTATGTCAGTTGCCGAGGGGCAGGGCGTGGGTCGCTACATCAAGGGAAAGGTGCTGACGGTGGCCGTCTGGGACAAAAAGGAAAAGCCGCTGGTCGTGTGGCGTTTTTTCGGAGGTTACTGGACGGGGGAACTTCGCGGGAATAAGAATCCGAAAAAGAACGAGCTTTCGCCGCGTCAAATTGAGGTCAAGCCCTGCCAGTGTTTGACATGGAGAACCGAAGTGCCGGCAACAAAGGGAGAATCAGAACTCCTGCAAAACTATTTTGATGACCGCAGACCGGGCTATCTGATTGGCATTGTAGAAGATGCGCTGTCGGCTCATGCCAGGAAGAAACGCGAAGAGCGCAACGCCAGACAGGCGGCTGAGACCCAGAAGCTCTTTGAAAATCTGCCGGAGCCGCCGGAAGATTTCAGTAAACAAGTTTTGAAAGTGTGCAGTGATGCGGGCTTTCTCTGGGTCACCAATGACAGACAGGGCGCAATCGAACCCGGCGGCGTTGAGAAGAAAATCTTAATTCAGCGGGCAAGGTGCGATAGCTGCGGTGGTGAATACACGCTGTCGGAACTGCTCAAGCATAAGAGTACAGCGGTGTGCGAGTGCTGCGGGGAGAAAATGCAGGTTCGCAATACCCGCTATTCTGTCAAAAGACTGTGGGCCGCAAGGACATTCCTTTGGAGCAAACCGCAGGGAGATGGGGTCTGGATTCGCCGCTATCTGGTGTATTTCGATTTCAGCAATCATCGGGCAGAACTGGAATTTCATGGCCGGGGGATATGGTGGACGGACGGAAAGACCATCAAGCAGTGGAAACGCAGCTGGAGTGAAAAAGAGGAATATATTATGTGCCAGCGCCCGAAGCTATCCGCAATGCTGACGGCCCCCTCTGGTCCGTATCAGCCGTATACATTGGCATCCCATACTGACCAATTTGAGAGTGATGTTCGGAAAGTGCTGAAATCTGAATGGATGTACCAGTACGACAATCATCTCAATTTTCCATGGGAGGTTCGTCAGTGGGAAATCGTGAATCGGTATCCGATGGCCGAAAGCCTTGTAAAAACGGGCTGGGCTGATGCGCTGTGCTCTCAGGTATACGACGAATATGAACACAGCACCCGCATCAATCTTCGAGCAAAGACCTATTTCGGCGTGTTTGGCTTAAACCGTCAGGAGCTGGCTGTGGTAGCACGAAGCAAAAAGTCGTTCCGCGAGGTGGATGATGCGCTGAGGTGGAAAGAAGCCGGCCTTGCGATCAATGACAAGAACATGAAGATGACGGCTAACATCCGAAATCTCTCAGGAATGGCCAAGACCTTGCAGAAATACGGCATGACACGCAGCTTGAAGTACCTTCGCCAGCAGACTAGGCGCGTTACCGGGAAATACGATGGGCAAATTGTTCTCAGAGTTGCACAGGATTGGTCGGACTACTTGGATATGGCCGAGAAATCGGGTATGAATATGCAGCTTGAAAGCGTAATGTTCCCGCTTGACCTGAAACGCCGGCATGATGATCTCGTGCTGGAGCGTAATAAACAGCACCGGATGGAAGCCATGAAAGGCACGCAACACTCTATCAGAAGGGAAGCGGAACAGCTGGAAAAGCAGTTCCATATCGAAAATATCTACAAGAAGATCCGTAAAATCTACGAGTACGATGGAGCAGAGTACATTATCCGGGTGCCGGAGGGCGCAAAGGACATTTTGCAGGAGAGTAAGTTCCTTGACCACTGCATCCAGCGCGGAACCAGATACTTTGAGCGCATTTCTGTTCGGGAAAGCTACATTTTCTTCCTGCGAAAGAAGTCTGACCCCAATACGCCGTGGTACACCTTGGAGGTGGAGCCGGGCGGTACAGTTCGGCAGAAACGCAGTTATAGCAACGACCAGTATGCAGATCTGGAAGATGCCAAGCCGTTCATCGAGGAATGGCAGCAAGTGGTGCAAGGCCGAATGACAGCATCGGAAATTTCTTTTGCAAAGCAGTCCAAAGAAATCCGTGCACAGGAGTTTGCAGAGTTAAAGGAAAACGGAAACATTATTCGCACAGGCGCGAATGCCGGTAAGCTGCTGGTTGACGAGCTGATGCACGACCTGATGGAGGTAGAAAAGCGTGTTGGCTAAAATCGAACTTTCCCTTGCGCCGTCTAAGGCAAAAGGACTCTCGGAAGATGAACGCTTAGAGTTGGGACGGTTGCTCCTGAAAGCGGGGTATCGGGTTGACATCGTGCGCCGCCGTCCGAACGCCAACCCGGGCACCCAGTACGAGTACTATATGATTCTGGACAAGGGGGATAGCAATGCCTGATACCCGCAAAGGACACAACCCCAGCGGTGCGCCGGACCCCACCCGGGCGCGTGCTGAAAATAACATCCAGAAGGACGAGAAACGGGTGCATGATCTTATTCACGTTCTGCGGTATGTGGCAGATGCCGCAGGGTTTGAGATTGCAGAGCGCATTGTCCTGATCGACAGTCAGTCGGGGAGGATCTATCGGTGAACAGAACAAAAAACGAATTGGCGGATTACGCATGGAATCCTGTAACAGGATGTCTGAAAGACTGCCGATATTGCTACGCAAAAAAGAGCGCTTTACGCTTTGCCAGCGATTGGAGACGAAATCTTGCAGAACGTCCGAAGGTTCAGCAGGTCGGAGCGAATCTCTTTGCGCTGGACGCTCCATGGGAAACCACGAATAACCGCTTTCTGAACAACCCAACCGGATTTATGCCCACGATACATAAGTATCGCATGGATTGGCCACAAAAGGTCAAGGTGGGCTCAACCATCATGGTATGCACGGACGGTGACCTGTTTGGTCCGTGGGTGCCGGAAGATTGGATTCTTCAGGTATTCGCTGCGGCCGAAATGGCACCCCAGCACCAGTACATTTTCTTGACGCAGTACCCGGTGAGGTATCAGAACCTTGCAAACCACGGGAAACTCCCGATGCGGGAAAATTTCTGGTACGGCACCACGGCAACGGTCAGGAAAGACGGCGTGTGGGCAAACAGTAAATACAATACATTTGTGGCCATAGAACCGTTACTGGGCCCGTTTGAGGGCGATGCAACCAAAGTTATCCGGGAACTAAAGTGGATCGTCATCGGGGCAGAAACGGGGCAGAATACAGGGAAGGTCACTCCGATAGCGGAGTGGATTCAAGACCTGCTGGCATCGGCAGATGCGACCGGAACGCCGGTTTTTATGCGGAGCAGCATGGAGCGAGTGGTTGGTTCCAAAGGTATGCGCCGGGATAAGCCGCCGGTGTTTCTTGAAAAGATTCCCACAAAAGCCCAAAAGGAACGTTTGTGGGAGACCTGCACAGTCTGTGGAGAATATCGTCCGATGAAAGATATGTACGCACTGCTCCTGCGCAGAAAGCGCGGAGAAAGTCCTAAGCGAGTGGCCTGTATGTGCCCGGGATGCTATGAACAATTCAGCAGGGATCATTTTGAGAGGAGAGAAGAAAGATGAAATTTGAACGGAGTGAACTAGGAACGCTGTTTTCCAAACTCAGAACGGCGGTGCCGGAGGTTCGCGCGGTGGGTACCAATGATGCGGGAATCTTGTTGAGCGGCTCCAACGCATACGCCACCAATTTGGAACTGAGTGTCCGTGCCGGGTTGTCTAAACCGGTTGAGCAGGATGTGGTGGTTCCGCCTCGCGGAGTCGATTTCATCAGCGGCACGGTGGCACCGGAAATCAGCATCGAGGCAGAGAAAGGCATCCTTACTGTGAAGTCCGGCACAGCGAGGGCACGTCTGAACACTACGCCGGCAGAGAATTACCCGGAACTTTCAGGTCCCGGTAATGACGCAAGACGATGCGTTGTGGGAGCCAGCGATTTAAGCTGGGCTATTTCCAAAGTTATCTATGCGGTAGCAAAGGATGAAAAACACCCTGCTCACCGCGGATTGTGCTTCTCGCGCAAAGGCGAGGATGTTCTGGAAATCTGTGCACTGGATGGTTATCGGATGGCAATTGCAAGAATCAACTGCACAGCTGATGGCGATTTTCGCTTTACGCTCCCCGCCGCAACTGCAAAAGCAGTTGATACGATATCCATGGATGGTAACGTGGAGATTATTCGCGATCGCAAAAAGGCCGTTTTCAGTGACAACAACTTTGAGGTGAAGTCTCGCCTGATTGCGGAACCGTTTCTGGATTATAGCAAAATTGCAGCCCAAAAGAGCGAGGGAACCAGAATCATGCTTGACAGGAAAGAATTGCTGGGCGTTCTGGGGCGCGTCAAACTTGCTCGGTCTGCAGACGCAAAGGAAAAGAGCACCTTGGTAATGGATCTTGAACCCGGCGGCACGGGCAGAGCATCAATGCGCAGCACGATCGCGCAAATGAATGAGGAGTTTTCCTTTAGCGGAAAGTTGGAAGATCCCTTGCGAATCGGCTTCAACCTTGAATTTCTGAGCGAGGCTTTGAAGTCGATGGAAGGAGACGAGGTCAGCGCATGGGTGGTCGGCCCTCTGTCCCCTGTAAAGCTGATTGAGCCGCAGTATGAAGCGCTGGTGCTTCCTGTCAAGGTTAAGGGGGAAGCATGATGCAGGGTAGAACTTTTCGCGGGCAGTCCCCAGATGGCACTTGGCATGAAGGATTCCTGATTCGCTCCCCGGGCGTGAAGAACAGCCGCCCGGGTGAGGGCTGGTACATCAACTCAGAGAACGAGCCGGCATACGCCCATCTGGTCAAGCCATTTACAATCGGCATGAGCACTGGCGTAAAGGACATGGAAGGAACGATGGTCTTTGAGGGTGACATCATCAAAACCACCGGCCCCAACGAGCGGATTTTCTCTGTGGAGTTTGGTGAGTACATTGCCTATGGCGTGGGCCATATCGGGTTCTACGCAAAGATTGCCGGCAAGAACTCATGCGACTACAAACCGTGCTGTCTTCGGGCGTTGCTCTACATTGGAAAAGTGGTTGGAAACATGAGCGACACGCCATACCTGATGAAAGAAGCTGGAGAGGAGCAGAAAAAATGAAATGGACTGAAACAATTACCCCGAAGCAGGCAGTCGAAGAACTGGGCGTGCCCTATCACGGCTGGATGCGCGAGATGGACCGGGCATGGGTCAGCGAGGATGGACAGTACAGCGTTATGTCCCGCCTGCTCCGCACGCCTGTCGGCAAGGTCGAGCACGTTGCTATCACGTCGGCCGCAGGGTGCGGCAAGTGCGATGGCAGCGGGGACATTCCGTGGGCGGTCAAGATGCAGATCAAAAACGAATTGTTCGGCGAAAAGCGCGCCGCCATTGAGGTATACCCGTCGCAGGACAGGCTGGTGGATGCCGCCGATACCTATCACCTGTGGGTGTTTGAAAAAGGGTTTAAGATGCCCTTTGGCATCCATCCCCGGGATGAAAAGCCTATGGTGGTTGATCGGGGCAGCACAAGGGTACGCGCTGTTGATGGCCAAGGTCAGGAATACAGCATCAAGGAACTGCTGGAGCGTAACGGCGCGGCCGATATGCCCAAGCGCGCCTATGCTGACCTGATGGCCGGCTACATGGCGAAAAACAATTTGCTGGGAGGGTGACACAGAATGAGCATTTGGATTGTTCTGGCAATTCTGGCGGCGATGGCTGCACTTCTGATTTATGTGGCGTGCTGTGTGGATGGTGATATAGACCGCCAGAGCGAAGCGCACCCGCCGA